GTCAAGGATCACGGCAAGTCGGCCGCGCACGTCAACGGCTTCATCTTCGCCGCCAAGGACGACAAGTCCGGCGAAGCTCAGGCGCGCGAAGGCGAAGACGAAAAGACCGGCTTCGAGGGCTACGACCCGAACGCGAACCGCGAAGACAAAACGGTCGACGGCACCAAGTCCGGTGCGATCGAGCAGAAGTAAGCATGACCACGGGTGTCGTCACCTTTGACCCGGCCGCCTTCAGGGCGGCTTTTCCTGCTTTTACGGGACAGAGCGACGACACCCTCAACGGCTACTTCGCAGCCGCCAGCATCTTCCTGAACAACACCCCCGCGTCGATCGTGCAGGATTTGACCATCCGTGCGCAGATGCTCAATTTCATCACCGCCCACATTGCGTTCCTCATGGGGCGCGCCAGCGCTGGTGATGGTTCTCAGGCCGCTCTCGTTGGCCAGATGACCGGTGCCACCGAAGGCACCGTGAACGCGACATTCGCGCAGGTGCAGGCGCAGAACGCCGTCTTCTGGGCACAGAGCCAGTACGGCCTGATCTTCTGGCAGATGGCGCTGCCTTACCGCACGTTCCGGTATTTCGCCGCTCCCCATGTGTGCAGCTAAGGTCGCCGGCGGCACGAAGCTGGAAGCCGCTCTCGCGCAGTACCTGAAGGGGACAAACAAGACCATGCGAGCCGGCATCCTCGAAGGCTCGCAGTACCCGGATGGCACACCGACAGCCATGGTCGCCTTCTGGGACGAGTACGGCACGAGCCGCAACGTCAACGGCAAGACCATCGTGACACCGCCGCGGTCCTTCATGCGCACCACGGCCCAGGCCAAGGGCACGCGCTGGTCGAAGGTGGTCGGCGCGACAGTACAACGCAATGGCGGCGATTTCGAGGCCGCGCTGCGCCTGGCGGGCGAGGCGGCGATGACGGACATCAAGCGCACCATCGCCACTTTCACAGATCCCCCCAACAAGCCGTCGACCATCAGGAAGAAGGGACACAACCAGGTGCTGCGCGACTCGAAGCACATGATGAACTCGGTGGCCTACGACATCGTTGATGGCGAGGTGTCGGAATGAACATGCACGGCGTCGTCAAAGGTGTGATCGGCGCGGTGAACCCGCACGTGCCTGTCACCCTGCAACGCAGCAGCGGTTACGTGACGGCGCCTGACGGCGGTCGCACGCCGAACATCACTCCGTCGACCGAGACCGTGCAGGTGCAGGCCTTGTCGGCGAAGGAAATCCAGCACCTCGACGGCCTGAACATCGGCGGCGTGCTGCGCAAGGTCTATCTCGATGGCGACTGGCGCAGCATCTACCGGCCCGGTCAAGGCGGCGGGGACCGCTTCCAGTTCGGCACGACCGCAGCCGTGCCGCCCAACCTCCAGGGCACAACGTGGCTCGGCGTGCAGGTGCTGGAGACCTGGCCGGACTGGTGCGCGCTGGCTATTCAACTTCAGATGGGGTAAGGCCATGGCCAAAGCTGCAATCGTCCGCGACAGCGAAGGCAAGTTCTACGGCATCAAGATTCTTTGCCCGGCATGCCTTTGGCCCGATGGGAAGCCGATGCTAAAGGTGCTGCCTGTCACCTGGCTGCCGGCAGGAGAAACGGAGGAATCGCCGCACGTTGCAGGCAAACCGCACTGGTCGTTCAACGGTGACTTTGAGAATCCGGTGCTTGGCCCCAGCGTGCTGCAGTGGTGGGGCGATGAAGGGTCTGAACGCTACCGTCGGTGCCACTCGTTCATTGGCTGCAACGGCGCGCAGCCTGGACAGATCACGTTCCTGAGCGACTGCTCGCACTCGCTCGCCGGCCAAACGGTGGATTTGCCCGACACAATCGACGGGGACGAGTAATACATGCCCGCAACCATCAGCCTTCACGAGTCCGACGTCTTCACCGCATTGCGCACGTTCCTGCTGGGCATCCTGCCCGCCGGCGTCGAGGTGGTGAAGGCGCAGGACAACGGCGTGGCCGAGCCGGTGGGCCCGGATTTCGTGACGATGAACGCCATCACGATGCCGCGCCTCGCAACGAACGTCGACACCTACACCGACCCGGGCACCGGCCCGGGCACGCGCAACTCGCTCGCCTCGATGGCGATGCACGTGCAGCTCGACGTGCACGGCCCGAACTCAGCCGACAACACGGCGATCATCGCGACGCTGTTCCGTGACGAATATGGCTGCAATTCTTTTGCGTCCGTAAATTCGCAAATTCAACCGCTTTATTGCGAAGAACCGAAACAAATGCCGTTTATTAACGGTGAAAACCAGTTTGAACAGCGTTGGATTATTGGCGCTGCTATTCAGTACAATCCAATCACTCAAACGCCGCAAGATTTCGCAGAAGCCGTTACGGTGCAAATCGTCAGCGTTGATGCGGCATATCCACCCGGAGCCTAAACCATGTCGATCCCGGCATCCCTTATCGCGTCTGCGATTCCGAGCGTTATCAGCGCGGGCGGCTCGGCGCTCGATCTGGTGGGGATTATCCTCACGACGAACCCGCGCGTGCCCACTGGCAGCGTGCCGACTTTCCCGACGCAATTGGCCGTCGCCAATTACTTCGGAGCTAATTCGCTTGAAGCGTCTTTAGCCGCTGTTTATTACAAAGGCTTTGACAATTCGACGAAAAAGCCGGGTTCGCTCGGCTTTATGCAATATCCGACTGCGCCGGTTGCGGCTTATCTGCGCGGCGGCTCGCTGGCAGCAATGACGCTCTCGCAGCTTCAGGCGCTGTCGGGTTCGTTGTCGGTCGTGGTGGATGGCTTCACCTGGGCGGCTCCCTCGATCAATCTGTCGAGCGCGTCGAGCTTCTCGGCTGCTGCTGCGACGATCCAAAGCGCACTGGCCGCGACGACACAGACGTCAGCTGCGTTCACTGGTGCGATCTCCGGGACGACCCTCACGGTGTCAGCGGTCACGACCGGCGCAATTGCGATCGGCCAGAAGATCACCGGCACGGGCGTCGCAGCCGGCACTGTCGTGACGGGCTTCGTGTCTGGCACCGGCGGGACTGGCACCTACACGGTGAACAACACGCAGACGGTGGCAAGCGGCTCGATGACCGGCGCATATGTCGCGCCGGCTGTGACGTTTGACAGCGTGTCCAGCGCGTTCGTGGTCACGTCTGGCATCACTGGCGCCGCGTCGACCATTGCTTACTCCACCGGCACGCTGGCTGCGGGCATCGCGCTCACGCAGGCGACCGGCGCCGTGCTGTCGCAAGGAGCGATCGCCTCGACGCCCGCCAACGCGATGAATGCTCTGGTGCGGCTGACGACCAACTGGGCGTCGTTCATGACGGCGTTTGATCCGGACAACGGCAGCGGCAACGCGCAGAAACAGGCCTTCGCGACCTGGACGGCGCAGCAGCCGAATCGCTACCTGTACGCCGCATGGGATCCGGACCAAAGCCCGACGACTGTCGTGCCGGCTACCTCCTCGCTCGGGTACATCGTCGATCAGGCAAATATGTCTGGCGTCGCGCCGATCTACCAGGACGTGAACCAAGCGGCGTTCCTGATGGGGATGATCGCCTCGATCGACTTCAGCGCGCGTGCGGGCCGCATCACGACGTCGTTCAAGTCGCAATCCGGCTTGGCCGCCACCGTGACCGACCCGACGGTGTACACGAACCTGAAGGCCAACGGCTACAACTGCTACGGCGCGTTCGCCACGGCCAACCAGCAGTTCACGTTCTTCACGCCTGGCCAGATCGCGGGGCAGTACGACTGGATCGACTCCTACGTCAATCAGATCTGGCTGAACAACCAGTTCCAGCTCGCGATCATGAACGGCCTGACGCAGGCCAATTCGGTGCCCTACAACGCCACTGGCGACGCCCTGATCGAGGCGTGGCTGATGGACCCGATCAACCAGTTCGCGAACTTCGGCGGCTTGCAGCCTGGCGTCCAGCTCTCGGCGGCACAGATTGCCGAGGTGAACAACGCCGCAGGCCTAGCGATCGACAAAATTCTGTCGACGCGCGGCTGGTATCTGCAAGTGCTCGCTTCAACGACTG